GGCAAGCCGACGAGCCCACAAGCGAGCAAGCCGACAAGCCCACAAGCGATCAAGCGTCCAGCGGTTCGCGAATCAACAAGCGTTCGATATAGGTCCAATCATTCGTTGCGAGGGAAGGTACTTCACGATAGTCTGCAAGCAGACCGAGGATCGATGAACTCTCATAAAGTTTTATCGAAGAGGAAGAGGCCTCTTCGATAAGGATAAAATTACGTTGCTTTCTGGTCAGGTGAAATAGTTTTTGATGGGGTGAGAAGTGTATTTTTTTGCTTGTTGCAATTTTTAATTCTACCATGAAAAAACCACAATTATCATGGTATCCCAACAAATCTGGTGTACCAAAACTACTCCAAGATTCTAGTCTAGTCCACTGAATTTTAGGTGTATTTTTTCTAACTTTTTGCCAAAGTTTTGACTCTGGTTTCATCGTACATTGACTAATACGATAGATTACGATATATGTCAAATCTTATGGGAGTGCCAGCTAAATTAACTGAAAGACAGATAAAATTTGCAGAGTTATTAGTCTACAATGAAGGTAGATTATCACCTGCAGAGGCAGCATTTCAAGCAGGTTATAAGACTAGACCAAGACAAGCTGCATCAGAATTAAGAAACCCAAAGGTATCTCCTTTGGTTGTAAAATACATAGGTGAGTTAAGAGCAGAGGTGCAAGAGAAGTATGGTATTAGTTTTGAGAAACATATATCAGAGTTAGCTCAGATTAGAAATCAGGCATTAGAAAAAGGGGCTTGGTCTGCTGCGGTAAATGCAGAGGTTGCACGTGGAAAAGCTGGTGGATTATATGTGGATCAAAAACTTGTAATGACAGGTAACGTAGATAACATGTCACCAAATGAGATCAAAGACAGACTCAAAAAGATCTTAGATGAAAACAAAGAAATAATTAATATTACGCCTGAAGATATAAAATTAGAAGAATTAGAATTGCCAACAAAGTCAGCCCCTGAATCCGATTAGTCACTTCGTTTGCTTTGCAATATAACTCGTGAACTTTTATTGTTATTTTTTTTATTAGTCCCATAGTTTACTCCTTGTGGGTTAGGACCACGCACTGGTGGTATTGCGTTCCATTTTACGTTAGGCATGTTCTTAGTCAAGGTTTTATTTTTCACTTATTTTCTCCATTTTTATTATACATGATCTTGGAAATACATTTCTATCAGAAAATAACTCTTCATTTTGTTCGTAAGATGCAAAGGTTCTTACATACTTTTTATCTTTTTCAAATATATATGCTCTTGTTATCATTCTACTTGGAAGGAACCCCATAAACTCAAAAGCTGTAGCATGGCCTCCATCCGCCGTGATGTCTTCCCACAGGATCTCGTAGAAGTAGTATCGTTTCTTTTTGATAACTACTGATTTATATTTTGATTTCTTGAGTTGCCTAGGCATGGGACCTTATACTATAAGTGGAATATTTGGGCAAAAAAGTTTTCAAAAAAACAAAAAGGGTCGCGCACGCCGAGTACATCTGTGCCAAGGCATATTTGCAAAAAAGCCAGTAAATACACCATTTGTGCCAAGCTGTGCCAACAGAAATCAGTGTCGTGGCACAGCTATTATTCGCTAATACCAACACTTCTAATCGATTTTGACTACTGTGCCACCTGTGCCACCATATTTTTTTGATGACTGAAAAAAAAATTTGCCCTAGAATTCTACTATACACTGGCACACTACTTCTCCATGTTTTTGGCAAAATTAAGGCTTGCCGCATTTGTGCCATTTTTGATGATTTTACGTACCCCAGGGCCTTGTATTTCAAACTTGGCATACGGTGACCACTGCTTACGTATCAAATTTAATTCTATAACTAAATTAGACCATTGCTTTGGCGTTATATCTGTTCCTACTATTGTAACTTTTTTCATAATTTTATAGGTGCCTCCTAGTCTCCCGTGAAGGCACCCCACTTGCTAGTGTATACTTCACATTTGTGAGTATTCATTAACTCTGTTTATATGTTTTTGATCTAAATAATTCATTCCTATCAGCTTTTAATACTAACCTTGCAGGATTAGCGTCACCAATTATATTGCTTTCTTGTATCTCAATACGTCTGACATCTTCTAAGTGTCCAGACATACTTTCAATATAAACAGGGCAATCAGATATCATAGTACCTTTTTGTCCGTTAGTGAATTTTTCTAGAATCTGTTGTAGATCTCTCAATCGCATCTAATTTTCCTCCTATTACTTTTACCAACTCGTACCATTTTTTCTTCCACATCTCTCTCATGTCACCACTTGTTTTATGATACATCCTAGCGATGTTATCCAGTCTTCTCATGTCTTCTTTTAAAATACGCATCCACCCTCCTTAAAAATTTATGTGTGTATTGTTTAAACTCTTCACCTTCAATTACAAACTCCTGGTAAAAATTATCTTTACTACACATCATAACCACACCTTTGGTAATCTGTGTTTTGTAGATAAAATTATGTGCCATTGCATAAGCCGCTAATTGTAGACAATAGTCTTCTATCCATTCTCTCTTCTTTGGCTTATTGGTTTGCTTGAAGTCAATGATGGCGTCCTGACCTTTGTGAACACCTACTAAATCTGTTTGCCCTGCGTATAGCCCTGGGTAATATAATGTGCACTCTGTGCCGTAATATTCTGAAATATTACATAATCCTTTTTGTATTACTTGTAATGCCATGTTGTGTGCTTCTCTTCCAACATTGGTCAGGTCAAGATAACCTTGCTCTAAAATATATTTCTCAAGTATTTTGTGCATCGCCGTTCCGCGCGCCGCAGACTCCTCTTTGATTTTCTCGGCAGCACTCTCCCCGATCCGCGTTGCCCAATCAGCCAAACTCTGTTTCTTCTCTTCAGACTCTGTAGCTTTTAATATCGTCGTGACACTCGGTAATTTTTCTGTGAGGTGTGAATGGTCAACCACGTAATGACGTAAACCATCAATAGATTCGCGTGTAGTCTTGGGATAGACAAAACAATTATTTAATTTCATTGGCTCTTTCAGGTAGTCTTGTATTAATGAGATAATGATATTCTCTTGTTTTTTTCATTAAGTTTCTTTTATTATTTATTTTAGAATATTTTAACAAAGACTTGTAAAGTTTACTTAATTGTTCCCATCCACCAATCATTATGTGTCTTGTAGGGTTCCATTTTTCTTTATCTTTATTTTCGTCTACATAATCTTTATTAAACTTATATCCCATATTTTCTAATTGTTGTTTAATATAAGATAAATGTCCAAAGTCATTAGAGGTTAATGTGTATAAGGATTTATAAGAACTTGTAATTCCTTTACCTTTCCAACCCTTTTGATGTCTAAGTGTAAATTTTATACATCCTTCAGCATCAGTATATCCGGCTAAATAAGCGTAAGAAAATTTTTTATCATTCATTAAATGTTCATCAGGACATCCACAATGTTGTAATACATTTTTAGCTGTTAATTTTTTTTCAAGTAAATAAGGGTAAAGCATAAATAAAAATAATATAGATTTTACTCTACCAAACTCACATTTTAATGAAGGCTCTGTGTTTTTAGCTGCATTATAAATCTTTCTACTTATGCTAATATCAAAAAGCTTAGCTAATTCTATGACAGGTTCAGCATTTACTTCTTTTAGTTCTAAAGAAACTCTTAACTTTTTATTTGGTCTATTTTTAGGTTGTGTTAATACTATAGTTCCATCACCATCAATCATACCAGCATAATAAGCCCTGTCATCCTCAGTAAATTTATCCATAATTTCTTTGAAGACAGGTAAGACATTACCTTCTTTATCTAACATAGATCTTAAATGTTTAGATTTACTTTCTCTTATTGTATTACTTGTTGTTTTCATTTTAAATTATTTATCACGTAATATATTATTATAAGTCCTATCAACAAACATACCATGTTATAACCAAACATACCTATTCCATAACTAGCTGTCATTCTATGCTCATCATCCTTTTATATTCTAATAGATCAACTACTTTGTCGTTCATTATTACTCCATCATAGTGATCTATTACTTGTTGTATTTTGGGTAGTTTAGTGTGGGCGTGAGGCCAAAGTAAACAACACACGTAGAACGCGTCTCTGAAAGTGCAACGCCATTTCCACTGCATCAAATACTTGGTGCCGTCTTTGCGTAAACCTTTCCGCGGTTTCTTATTAACCGTTCCCACTCCTAAAATTTTATGTATCCAATGTATTACAGATTGATCTGTCATGGTTACTTCCATACTAATACGCATTGAGTTTGTATATCTAAACCCAGGTCCTTTGTGTTTCTTTTTCTTTTCTTGTCTTCGTGCATAATAGATACTTCCTTCACCATCAAAGAGTCCAGCAATGTAAGCTGCTTGTTCACTGGTTATCGTCATAAAGTATCCGTTCTTTGCCGTCGTAATCAAAATAGTATCCGGATACTTTCTTCCTTCTTTTATATTTCTTTTTGGATTCTACTTTTCGTTGTTTAAATTTTGGAGTCCTGAGTATCTTGGCTAAAAAGTTTTTAATCATTGTAGCCTCGATTTCATTGCGTCTAAAAATTCTAATGTGGGTTCTTCTATTTTTAACTCACCAGAAGAATTACATTGTTCACATTGTATGACTTTACTGTTGTCTCTAAAATCATTTGATGTGTCCCCGGTAGCAAGACGGATATATCCATTGCCATGACATACCGGGCATATACATGCGTGTTTAGCTATTTTTACTACTTTTCCCATTTGACTTCACACCTTTGTTGTCCATAAAAAATCTGATTAATCTTCCAATCATCTTTGATCTGGTCCTGTTAGTTTTGCTGGCAAGTACACCCAGTTGCTCCCAGTCTTCTCTTGGTACTGAGAGAGATTTATATTTATTTGGATCAGCCATTATCTATTCCTTGTATTGTTTTTGATATATAATTGTTTTTCTTATTTCTATATTCTATATGGTATTTTTTCTTAGGATCAAGTTTACGTCTTAGTTTTTTAAGAGACATAGCTTCCATTTCTTTTGATGCTCCGACTTCGACGTATATTTCAGTCTGACCTGTTTCATCATTTATACCAGGTGTTTCTGGTCCTAACTCCATAACTTTGTATTTATATCTCATCTCCAACCTCCCGCATATGGGTGTTGAGCAGAAGTAGATACCTGTTCATAAGTTGGTTGCACCACTACCTGTGTTGTAACCGGTTCTTTTGGCCACACACCGTATTTTGTATGAAAGTCAAATCGATCTAAGATTTTAAGATCTAGTTCTTTCTCTTTTATATCGTTATATCTTTTTAACTCTTTTATTAATGCTTTAAACATATTTATCCTTTCTTGTTATTGTTTTCATTTATGGGAATATATACTAAAAAACAGGTATTGCAAGTATTATTTTTTTAAGATAAAAGAAAAGTCTCTTCTCACACCTTTTGTTTGTGCGTTCCATTCTTGGAATGCACAGACATTAAATTACAACTTTTGATTGATTTTTTGGTTTAGGTTGTGGAAGTATTATTTTATATTCGTGACACTCAAACTTAATATATATGTCATGTTTGTTGACATCTTTTCGCCCTATTTCGGCCATCTTTTTTTCACTTTCTTTGTAGCCTTCAATCATACAACCATACTTGTCATAAAATCTATCAGGCCATATGTATGGGTCCATACAAGTTTGTTGTGCTGCAGAACATAAATATAATATTAAAGCTACTTCCATTATCTTGTTTTCCCTTGGCCTCGGTATTTTTTAAAACTACGTCGGCGGTTTTTGTTCATTTTTGCTTTGCTAGGATTACGTCCAATCGACGTTTTGTGAAACACAGGTTCATGTGCAACCTTGTTTAAAAATCCTTTAATCTTTGCCAAAGTAATTTTCCAAATCTGATTGTAATGTTTCTTTCGTGAGAGCTGGTATATAACTTATCTTGCCGTTAACATGTTGTTCAAGATCAGCTCCGCAGGTCATACATCTATAATATTCTTTTGTAAGGCCAACTAACATAGTTAGTTCATTACATGTTGGACATTTACCTGTAACAATTTCTGCATTCAATCTAAAAGGTTTCATGCTAGTCTATTATCAATTTCTTGATACTTCTACTACCGTCAATATTGTCCTCTAACTCTGCAGATCCCTTCCAGCATTTGTAGGTAACAGATTCTGAAAATGTTCTTTCAGCTTCGCGCTTACCACGCAAACACATAGCCATATTTTCTTGCAAACGTGCCTCCTTGATCTCTCCGTTTACAAACATAAGTAATCCCACTACAGCTTCTATCATTGTCCATTACCGTTTTTATAATGTATTTCTCTATTTGCGTCTTTTAGTTTTTCAATGTCTTCTAAAACTTTGTCCATTTGTTTACGTAAGAATTCTATATTAACTTTGTTTAACGCCATGTTTTCAATATGTTTATTTAACTTGTCCGTTGACTTATAAAGATCCTCGATCATCATGAATTGTTCCGAATCGGCGGGCAATGAACCTAGTTGCCCTCTTGGCCATTTGATTCTAAACTCTGTGTTCTCTTCTAAATCTTTTTCCATTAATTGTATTCGAGTGTCAGCTATGTTTAGCCTTTCAACAATTTGAAAGTAGCCCATGGTGCCGAGTGCTACGATTACGATCAGACTAGCAACCGTCTTCATTGGCATTTGTACTGCTGCTTCCTCAGATATATTTAATGGTTTCTTGCTCATCTAGGTACGTATCCCGGCTCTAAGAACAAAGCCATCAATACTAGTAATATGATTAATATTCCCGTAAAATAGTAATTCATTCCTGGCTACCTCTATTGTCATAGCCATCTATTTTATATTTTTATAGGGTAAAAATCAATCTTCTTTGTCTTCTATCTGGTAGAACATCTTGTCAGTATCTTCTGTAACCCAGTCTTTATTCTCGACAGTCCAGTAAGTATTTTGGACTTTAAAGTCAGGCCAAAACTTATCAGTAGTATAGTGAGACAGGTTCCACAGAATACGATTATTAGGCTGAGCTGCAAAATTACCGTTATCGAGCTCCAGTATATGTGCACACTTATGTTCTTGAGGTATTTCAGAATGGTCAGTGTCCAGGATGTTGCTCTCTGGATGGGCCCAATCAATTGTAAATAAATACTCACCTTTATAAAACTTTTTGTCTTTACCTAAAAATTTACCGCGTTGATTACAGAGGTAACTAAAC